AGCAGTGCACTGCAGATGGGGCCGGTTGCAATACGCGTGACCAGTGTGAAAACACCGGCTGCTGTAATGCCCGATGCAATAACGTCTGCTGCCATAAACGTGAGATCAAAGTACTCGGTCGGCATCTTTGCAGAAGCAATGGATATCGTCGTGCGTGAGGCACCTGTCGCGCCTGCGGCTGCTGCCCACGACATTCCCGCTGGGTCAGTGCCTTGTATCGAAGCCGTGACGTACCCATAGTTTGCGCCATTGACTACGTTCATCGTCACTGATGTCCCGCCTTCGGTGCCTGCGGCAACTTTGTAGAGTATTCCTGTCGGGTACGTCTGCGTGGTGTCCCAAAAGGCTTGTGTCCAGCCGGTTATAGACAGCGCAGTACTGTTGCTGCTGGCAATGAGAATGACCAACACATCCCCCGCAGACACCGTGGCAGGTAGCGTGACGCTTGTGGTCGTAGCTGCCGACGAAAGTGCGACCGCTGTCGTAGACGATCGGATAGTGGGAGCGGTCATGCTTGGTTACTGCCTTGGCCGTAGAAGTTAACGCCGTCGAACCAGAAGTTAATGACTGCCTTTTTGTTGCTCACACCTGACCATTGCGTACCGAGCCACACAACCGTGGCAGGCCATGTAAACGTCTGCGCGGTGCTGGTTCCGTCCGAGTCGATGAACAACTGGCAGTGGCACGGGCCGGACGGGTTGGTGAACGTATAAGTGATGGTGCCTGTTGGCTCGTTCTGCACGATATTCTGGCACTTTGACCAGTCCAGCGTTGTAGCCCCTGTAATCGTCGATGTGCACACACGGGCAACGTGCACACCCGACTGTGAGCCCGTTGTATTTATGGATGCGCCGCCAGAGGTGGCAGACAGTTCAAACGTGTTGGTAGCCGGGTTGCGTACGAAGTAGACCGTGTTCACGGCCAAGCCTGGCGGTAGCGCTCCGGTAGTTGTTAGTGTAACAGTATCGTTAGCGGAGAACCCGTGGTTGGCCCAAGTCATAACACCCGGTGTTGCAATCGTCACTGTCACTGTGGCAGTGCTGGCAAAGAAAGCGTTCTTGATGTAGCCGATGTTGGTGTTTACCAACGACTGCCCTGTCACCGTAGGGGACGTAAGCGTCTTGTTGGTCATCGTCTCTACACCAGTCGGGCTGATGTAGTCAGTACCCGCCGTGGCATTTGCCAACGCGCCACCCGAGTTGCCCTTAAGAATGGACGTACCCGCGGGTGCAGCAAGCAGGGTGCCTGTTGTCGGTAGCGTAACGGCGGTAAGGGCCGTAGCAGTGAACGTGATACCAAACGCGCCTGCGGTGGTGAACGCGCCTGCGGTTGTCAGCGCCCCTGTAGTCGTTACCGCGCCGCCCATCGTGATGGCGTAGCTACCGATGGTTGTGCCCGAGGGTAGTGCGTTAAACGCTGGGAAAACATCAGTCGTAGCCGCGTATAGGTATGCAGTGCGACCGTTGGTTACGGTAACCCCGGTGCTGGCACCGATCTTCACCTGAATACTCTGTCCGCCTGTGGTGTTGTTGTAAATGATGTAGGGCTTGTTGATGGCCGGTACCACCAAGTCCCGTGTAGCCGTCAGAGAAACTGAGGACGTAAGCGTCAGCTTCAGCGCCCGGAAGTCCTGTGATGTATTGGAGTCCGTGTACGTCAGCGTCTTGTTGGCGTCGCTGGTGTAGTCAATCGGTACAGCCCCGCCGATGGCCTGCTCAACAGCCGTTCCGAGATTGGCATTGGTTGTCGTGCCCCACGTGCCTGTCTGGTCGCCGAGCCCGATCAGTTCAATTTTGTAAGACGAAAAGGTGCTTGCCATATTGTTTCCTTACGAGGGTATCTGTACCCAGCTTGCCGTTTGCGTGTCGTCAATGATGACCCAGCCCGAACTGCTTCCAGTTACCACATTTTGCCAGTTCGGTGTCTGAGTGTCACCTACATTTGTCCATCCCGCAGACACGGTGCCCGTTATGGAAGCCCACCCTGCAACTTGGGTATCGTCAACGATTACCCACAGGTCACCGTTTGCGTCAATCTGGAACGCACTGGACTGGAACGCTCCTGACTGAAACGCGGTGGTCACATTATTCCGGCTTGACGGGCTTCACCAGCGTAGCGTGAAGGTCTTGCGCGGCCTCTTTATAGTTTTGCAAGGCGAACTGGACGTACTCCTGATTGCGCACGGCCAGTTCTTGGCTGAAGCTGTAGCCCCAAGTTGCATCAAAGTTGCAACTAAAGCCGTCCGGGTTCCACTTCTTGTCTGTGTGGGGGGCTTGGCTGTCGCGCCACTCCTGCTTCAAGTAGTAGAAAAACATCTCGGAAACTGGGGGCCACTGGTGGGTCATGTCCCCGTACGCGCGGTTGGACGCCCAGTGCGGGGTAATCACAGTTACCTTACCGCCGTCTTTCAAAACCCGGTAAGCCTCGTTCATGAAGTGCATGCGCTCAAGTTGCGTCAGGTGTTCGATGAAGTGGGACGCATGGATTTCCTCTACGCTACCATCTTCCCAAGGCCATGCGTCGTGCCCAACCTTCAGCACCGTATCGACGCCCTCCATAGGGAACTGGTCTACCCCGTGGAAGCCTTCACGCTTGTTTTTGCCGCAGCCGATGTCTAGTTTCATTACCACACCATATCGGGGATGCCCCCGCGTTTGCCTTCAAGGTCGTAGTGACCCACCTTTACCGCTGTGTCTATGGCACAGCGGTAGCCATGCTTGCGGGCGTCACCCCAGAAATACAGGTCTTGCGTGGCGACACCGCCTTCGGTCTGTGTCTTGAACCACGGGCGGCGCAGCTTCGCGTCCTTGAACATGTCTAGCCGCCATACATTGAACCCCATGCCCGTACCGCAGCATTCCTGCACAGTGTTTGGCACCGGCACCTGCGGGCGGAAATTGGTAACGGGGTCTTTGGGGTCGCCCCAAATCTGAGCCACACCGCCGGGACCTTGCGTGAAGTACAGCCCACCAATACAGGCATACTCCGGGTGGGCTTCCATCTGCATCAGCAGCTTCACCAGCCCGTCAGGTGGTGGTAAGTTATCGTGCTCCAGCGTCAGGATGTACTTGTACTTGGATAGCTCCGGGTTTGCCAGAATGCTCTCAATGCACGAAGTGAACGCCGCGCCAACCTCCATGCCCACGGCAAACAGGCGCACAAACTTGGCATTGGGCGGGCTGTATAGGTTCAGCCATGAAGCGACAGCCTTGGTGGGGATGCTCCCAAAGCAAGGCACGATCTGGATGCAGGACAGGTCTTTGTACCCGCCCTCCGTCTTCAGCCGACTGATAGTCTGCGTAAGGTCTGCGTTGTGCTTGCCGCCGTCATACGACGAGATGATCTGAGGTTCCATTAGGCTTCGAATTGGATGTAGGGGCGTATGTTGGAATAAATACTGCGCTGCGAAAGTGCTATGGTACTAGGCCACGCCGCTGAAGTTGCACTGTATAGAAAGCCTACGAAGGAGGGCACAACGGACGCGTTTGACACAGTAATCCCATTAACCCCCATGTTGCCCCAGCTACCGTTTGTCATATTGTTAAGCACGATGTGTGACACTAGCAAGGCCGATACTGCGCCAATACCCGCTGTCGAGTTTGCAACACAGAAGTAGTACTCCCCACCAGCCGAAATACTGGTGGCAAAAGGCATTGCAAGGATACGCTGCCCCGTCCACGCGGACGTAGAGCCTGTACCCGCGCTGGAGTATGTTGTGCTATTGGTGCCCTGCTGCAGCGTGTAGCCTCCAGACAGGTTGGACGAGTAGGACGCAATCAGCGCCATGCTCGACGTTGCCATCGACTCGATACGTGTATTGTTAGTACCTGTTCCAAGCGAGTACAGCCCGTAGCTGATGGTTTGGCTCTTGGCGTGGCTTATCGAACTGGTGGAGTTGTTCAGCGACACCAACATATTCATCTTCGTCATCGTGACGTTCGCTAGCGGCTTCACAGCTACGAATTGCAGCGAATTCTGACCAAAGCTGGATAGCGCTGTGCCTACAAGCATGTTGGGTTCCATGAAACTCAGCGTCATACCCGCCGCGCCAGCAGCGCTTACGACAATAGTATTGGAGTTGCCAGAAAGGGTGATACCGTTGCCACCAGAGAAGTAGATGCCGTCCGTTCCGTTTGTGGAAGAGGTTGTCCCTGCCGTATTACCGAACAAACGCCAGTTGCTAGGGTCACCGTAGCTGGCAGTAATGGTAGACCCGACCATCCCAAACGTTAGTAGGTTGGAGTTGGAAAAAACCACCGTACCCGCAGTAATGGTCGAACCCGCTACTGCAATGTTTGGGCCCGTCTGGTTGACTACGCCCCCACCAACTCCCGACAAGGCTAGGTTTAACCCCGCAGAGTTGAGCGTAATGGACGCGCTGACATTGGTGCCTGCATAGGTTGTGCCTGTACCCGCGAACTGCGTAGTGTTTGCACTTGGAAACGCATTGCTCGTAATTGCGGAGGTATTCGACAACTGCTGCAAGCTGTGGCTCATCGCCACTTGCCCTGCGGAGTTGCTGAACGATACCCCATTTGCTAAGTTGCTGAACGTAAGCGTGCTAAATGCGCTGGAACCGCCTGATGCCGAGAACGCCACGGGCTGTACGGTCTGTGCTGCAAAGGTCGTAATGAATTGGGGCCATGCCATCGACAGACCCGATGTATTATGCGTGGCTCCTACAGTGGTTCCTGCCTGCGTTGTGCTGGTATAGCCAACGCCCGCAAAGTTGCTGGACAGGTTAGAAGCCATGTAGTTCGTTGCAACTGTAGCGGTAAGCTGGCTACTATTGGACATGCCAAAGGTTACGCCGCCGCCATTCTGGAAAACGACTGTCCCCGAAGTGTTGGCTGTCTGCGTGCCTGCCGCTAGAATATTGTAGCTACCTGCGCCTCCTGCTGCTGCTGCACTCATGGACAGGTTCAATCCATTGCTGTTGAGCGTCATCGACGCACTCAGATTTGCCCCAGCAAAAGTGGTTCCGGTGCCCGCGAACTTGGTGGTGTTTGCGCTGGGGAAGGCGTTACTCGTAATAGCCGAGGTGTTGGACATTGCCTGCAAGCTGTGGCTCAAAGCCACTTGCCCTGCGGAGTTACTGAACGTGATGTCGTTGGCTTGATTGGAGAACGACAGGGTGGTAAACCCACTGGAACCGCCCGAAGCGGAGAACGCCACTGCTCCGCCGCCACCGCCTGCGGCTGCAGAAATAACCATCGTGGCGGCACCAGCGCCCTGCACCCCGGAAAGGGTTACATTACTACCGCCCTGAAAAATGATATTGGTGCCGGATATGGCTGACACACCGAGCGTGTTGCCGCCCATAGTAATTACTTGACTGTGCGCCGAGTTCCAGTCGCTAGGCCGAACAACCGAGGTTGCCGTGCCGTCGGCTACTGTCTGGCTATATACGTGATAGAGCGACATAGCGCACCTAACTGTTGGATGAGCGCAACAGTGCGCTGGTTGCTGTATTCGTCGGTAGGGTCACCACAAAGGTGTTTACAGAAGTCTTGTCCGCGCCGAAGTCCAGTACCGCTATCGAACGGTTGGCCTTACTGGCGTTGTACACCAGCGCGTAGCGCGCGGTAAGTGCCCCCGTCCACGACGGGTTATTGAAGCTGCAGAACGCCGTGTACCCCGACGTACCTATTGTCAAACCTGTCACCAAGACACCCCCAGCCACGTATCCAGTGCCCGCTATCTCGTTCGTTGCCGCGTATGCAGTAGTGCTTGCCCCCATCGCCGCATTGCCGTCGTACAGCGCGATCATCAGCGTGTCGGTAAGCAGGTTGTGTACTGCCTGCCAGCACTCCGACTTGAACGATGTGGTTTGGGTTTGTACGGAGGCCATCAGCTTATCTGTGTTTTAGGTTGACCAGAACGGTAGCTGTCCTGTTTCTCCAGACTATCGCCAAGGCGTTTAGCCATCAGTAGCGCTTCTTTGAACTTATCATCGTATAGCTTGATTAGGTCTGCTTCACCCTTCATTAGCGTGTAGGCTTCCACCAGCGTGCCGTACAGAAGCACGGGGTCAAAATTGTCACCAAGCCACGTGCGCCCGCCAACAACAGTCGTAATCGACTCCGGGTAGAAGAAGTAATGCAACTCGGCTCCATACGCTATATCAGGTGTCGGGCCGAGAATGAACGCTAGCTCCGACTCCGCATCCGAACGCGGGCCAAACAATGCATAGTACTTGGGCGTGCCTGTTGCAGTGGGGACGGTGTACGCCTCACGAATAAAGCTTACATCCTTGTTCAGCAAGTAGCTGTACGCGCCGGTTGTTGGGTTGATTACTGCCAGCGAGTGCGAGGCCAAGAAGTCTGTTGGGCACTGGAGGTATTTGTTGCTTGCCGTCAGCGTGCCCGTCACATTCTTGCGCAGGGCGGGGAACTGGATCGTGTTGTACACACGTGTCTCTGCCTGCGTAATAAACGTATTCATGTCCTCCGTGGAGAACGTATTCTCCATGTAGTTGGAGACTTCGGTGACCAGATCGTTGTACGTCATCGCGGCCGTCCACTACGCCATTGGGCCGTATGCCTTGGTGCCTTTGGTTGCCGCGCCGTTGCCGCGCGTTTTCTTGGGGGTGCCACCACCCTTGTTGGGGTATCCCATACCCTTTGGCACAGCTACCAGTTTTGGCTTGAGATCGGCATCGCCGGGTTTGGTGGACTTATTTGATTCAGTAGCCATTTTGGACTCCTTATGTCACGACGATTGTAACGGTGCCGACAGCAGTTGTCGCTACCAAATAGTTGAGCGTAAGCCCAGTGTCGGTGCCTGATGCGCCGCCCACTGGGCTCCACCCCCATTGCAAGTCCCGACTGCCTTCGCCGGGGTATCCGTTAGCTAGTAGTCCCGAGATGACATAGCTATTGTCGGGGCGCGGGTTGCGTACTGCCTGCGGGTCTTCAACTGGGTACAAGCCGAGCGACAACTGGGGCTGGTCCGGCTCCCAGCATTCTGGACACACAAGAATGTTTACGCGTTTGGTCTTGATGACAAGTTCTTTCAACTGGCGCAGCTTGTACCGTTGCCCACAGCGGTCGCACTCGGCAATCGAGTTCTTGCCCGATGAAAACTTGTTTGCCATGATTACCCACCAATGAACTGCTGTCTTGGTACAAAACGGTCGCTTGCCTTCTCACGATCTTCACCTGCGGCTAGTTCAAAGGCTTGGTCATACACCTGCTTGAGCATGGGCACGCGGTCCATAAGTTCCGGGGTCTTAAGTGCCAGATAGTAGGCCAGTCCTGCAGTCAGCGCTGGCAGGAAGCGGAACTGCACGTCGGGCGTGTTGGGCCCGTCCCCAGCGTCCTCAATACGGCGCAAGCGCCAGTAGCGAAGCACGTATGTGTCGTCCTGATCCGGCACAGGCCACAGTGTCACGCGCGGGGCCGCGCGCAGCCGCTGCACCCACAACTGTATAGGCCGACCAGACGACAGCTTGTTTGGGATGGACGAATATGTGGACACGCTGATGCGCGTGATCGTCAGGTCTGCCTGTGTCGATGTGTTGCCATCCCCCGTGCGGATCACGTGGTCAAGCATATCAACAGTATCGGAGGGAAGGTCATACGTAGCAGTGCCCGCAACGAGTGTGATAGACCCCTCGTCAATCGTCCACATATTAATGCCGCGGTTCTGCCAGTCGATCGTCATCAGGTTCAGGGAGCGTCGCGCGGTGCGCAGGTCATACCCTGTACGCATCTCTTTGCCTGCGTTCTCCCACGCCTCTTCCGCAATCTCAGAGAAATCGAGGTTGAAGGCAGTGGTTCCAGAAGTGCTCATGACTTATTGAAGGTAGTGAAGTTGGACCCGTCTTTACGGGGGCGAATACGGTTCTTGGCACCGACTTGTACAAAGGTAGCCTTGTCCCGACGCTTTGCTTTTTGCGCCCTTGGCATCTTGGAGGGGTTTACGGCCCCCATGCCACGGCTTTTAAGCATCAGACCATCTTCCCGCGAGTCTTACCCCGCTGTGCAATACCGTCGCCACGGCTTGACTTTACAGCACCGCCCTTGGCAAATGCCTTGACTTTGCCGCCTGCCTTCAGACCCGGAGCCATCTTCGGCGTGTTGTTACCGCCGTACGCGCCGCCACCAATGGTATTCTGCGTTGGAGGTGCAGGCTGTGGCGGTTGCGCAGGTGTTGGTTGTAGCGATTGGGGCGCCTGCGGTTGCCCCCACGCTGCGGTATTTGCTTCGACCTGCTTCTGTAGCCCGTTGTCATTGCCGCCCGTGCTGGGGTACACGGGTGCACGGCTAAAAGCGGGCGCTGCCTCTTGCTTCCACGTGTCGGTCTGCACTTGGTTGCGCCCTTGCCCACCCTGCCACTGCCGTACTTCAGGCTCCGGCTGTTGAGCGGGTTGGGCTACACCGCAGTTGGGGTTCATACGATCCTTCCGCGAGTCTTACCCCGCTGTGCAACACCGTCGATTTTGCCACCTTTGGCAAAGGTCTTAACCTTGCCGCCCTGCTTGTACGCATCTGGATTGCGTTTCTTATCGCCAGTATGCAAGGGTGTGTCTCCACCCAAAGGTTCTTTTGGCTCTTCCGCAGGCGTGTCGCGGCGGTCACCATCACCATACTGACGCTTGTACTCTTTGCTATCCTTGAGGAAGGACATAATGGGGCTGTCCTGCTTCTGTTTAACGATGGCCTTTAAGTCGGCTACATCTTTGTCTGTAAAGGGCATGCATAGCTCCTAGTGGCTAAAAAAACAACAAGCGTAAGAATGATGGCAAGCATCATGGCCTGCAAGTCATTCCACCAAAGTGCGTACTCATAAATGAAGTACCACAGTAAAAACATCAGGCGGGGGTTCATACGAACTTCCCGCGCGTCCATCCGCGCTGTGCAATGCCGATGCCCTTGGGCTTAATCTTGCCGCCCTTTTTGAATACCGCATTGGTATTCAGGGGCTGCTGCACCGGTGCCGCTGCTGGAGCCGGAGCTACGGTTGCCGCTGCAATGGGGGCTGCACCTACTGGTGCTGGTGTAGCTATGGGTGCCAGTGCTGCTGGCGGTGCCTCATTCGGTGTAACCGTAGGCGGCTGCACTGGCACTGGCACTGGTACTGGCTTGGCGTTGCGCTGCATGCGTGCGGCCTGTTCTGCGCTGCGCTGCTCTTTCATTGTAGCGCGCTGCGCGTCCCGCGTAGCTCTACGCTGCGCGATAGCCTCCATACGGGCGGTGCTATCTGGGTTTGTAGCAGTTGCCATGACTCAGCACTTTCCGCCTTTTTTCATCGCAACCATCTTAGTGTGTGTTTTGCCCTTTTTCGCAACGCCGTCAATCTTGCCGCCCTTGGCAAATTTATTTGTGTCTTCACGCTTCTCACCCTTGGCGTACTGCATGGGGGTGATCTTGCCGGACTTGACGGCCTTGGCTTCTTTCAGTTCCTCGGACATTGTTTCTTTGCCCTTGAACAGATTTGCTGGGAACTTGCCTTTGGTTGCCATAATACTTCCTTACGCGTAGAAAATGGTTACCGACGTCACCGCCGATATCGTCAGGTAGGGGTCCAGATCAAACAAGACGCCCTGCCCCGGAAAAATCAAGTAGTAAGACACAGCCGCTGCCGGTGTGTCCAGCTTGACAAGCTCCACCCCCGTTGCAGACCCATCCCGAAGGGAGATGGAGCCTGCAACGGGGGTGGCTACATAGTAGATCGCCTTGATACGGACACGGGGAAGGCCGATGCCTGTCGCCCCCGTAGCCACAAAGTTTCTACTTAGTACATCAGTCTGCATAGACATACTATAATCCTAATCAGGCAGATGCTGGGTATGCAGAGCCGTCGGCTGCGCGTACGACGTATTCCACAGTTACGACAATGGAGCCCGCCGTGGGGTTACCAGTGGCGGCGGTGAAAGTTCCGTAGAACAGAACGTCGGTAGTGCCGATGTTGTTCGTCTGTGCCACAACCATAGCGGCGTCGATCGTCGCTTGGGGGACTTTGACAGAAACAAGGCCGGTGTTCAGCGCGGTCACATACTTGTTGGCAGTGGTGCTATCGCCGATTGTCACACCCACGTTGCTCACGCTACCACCAGAGATTGCCGTGACGACTTCGTAGTTGAAACGGAGGAGCTTTGCGCCTGCGGGAAGGCAAAATAGCGCTTGTGCGGTGGGTGCTGTTGTCATCGCGGAAGCCGCAATGACTATAGACTGCGAGACGGTGGTTGTACCCGTGTTACGGATTTGACCCAGCGCGGCACTGGTGCCGGTGGTTTCTTTGACTGTGCCCAGCATCCACGGGCCAAGGTGTGTTGCGAATCCCATTTCTAACTCCTACGTTAAGGTCGTGCAGTTTGTAGGACATCTGCCGGGGCAGTTTGCGCGACCGGAAAAGACCCGGATGCGGGCAATATACCCCAAAAAGAAAAGGGGCACAAGGCCCCTTTTCTACACTGTCGCTTCGTCTTAGGACGAACCGGGGGAACCGTAGATTCCCAGTGGGTCAGACACGCCGAACGAGTAACGCTCGCGGGCCTTGTAACGGACGTTGCCGGTGTCGAAGTCGCCGTCCATCGCGGTTGTCATCGCGATACGAACAAAGTGCTTCAGACCGTTAGGAACGTCTGTCATCAGGAACCAAGCGTTGGTGTCCGTCAGGAAGTGGTTGACGGTGTAGCCATCAGGGATGGAACCGTTGTTCTTCAGCGCGTTGATGTCGTTGTCGGAGGTTCCAACGCGTTGCTGAGTTTCCAGCAAACGTGTGGCGACGAACATCAGTGCGGGTGGGACGACCAGCTTCTTCGGCTTGGCAGCGATCAGCAGCGAGCGCTCATCGGTCCATGCAGCGATTTGAATAACAGCATTTTCCAAGGAGGTTTCGTTCAGATCAACACCAGTGTTTGGGCGGTTGCTGTTGACGCCACCGGACACCAGAGGGTGTGCTGTGGAGCAAAGCGACACGCTGTCGCCGTAGGTGTAGCCAGCGCTGAACGCATTGTTCAGGATGGCTGCGGCCTTGACTTGCTTGGTGTACGCCATAGCGCGGGCGAGGCCCTTGGTATAGCGGCTGGACAGGCTATCGTACAGGTTGTCTTCGACTGCTTCTTCCGTGATGGAGAAGCCCATCGCGATCGTCTCGTGGTTGAAACGGGCGGTCCATGCTTCTTGTGCATTGTCGTAAGCGATGGCGGAGCCTTCGTTCTTGACAGGCGCGGCAGAGAAGCCGGACAGTTTTGTTTCTTCCTCGAAAGAACGCTCAGAAGTCTCGGTGCCGTAGATTTCCTTGTGCTCTTCGCCGTACTTGGCGTACTCCAGACCAAACAGAGCGTTCAGACCGGGCAGGAGTTCTTTAAGTAGCTGTGCGCGTGAAATAGCCATTTTAGTTTACTCCTTATGCGATGTTGTAGCGATGCACGCTGAAGTTGATCTTCACCAGTGCTTCGGGGGATTGGACCAGCACCAAGTTACCCGAGACGGTAGCTACGGATGCAACGACGGTCAGTGCCTGCGATGTCGCAGACGCTACGGTTGTGGCTGCAGTAGTGGTGGAGCCAGTGAACTGCAGTTGGCCGTTGACCAAGTTGAACACGTCAGTACCGATTGGGATAACCTGCCCAACAGTCAGACCCGAGACGGTCAGTGTGGTTGTACCTGTACCAGACACGTAGGTAGCTGCAGAGCTAACTTGGGAGTCTGTGACCAGACTAAGCACACGGAAACCGGCGGATGCGGTGTTGGCTGCAGCGTTAACGACACCTGCCAACGCGTTGCCGGTAGAAACCGAACCTGTATTGGTAGTGCCAGCCACGTTTTGGCCCACAACAACAGACGACAGAGAACCGATGGTTGTCGCAGCGGCTGCAGTTGTTGCGACAACCTTGAACACGGTATCCGGGTCATCGCACACGATTGCAGTAATATCGCCAGCGGTTGTGCTCGCGGGGTAGTACTGCGACCATAGGCGTTGCTTGGTGGTCGGGTTGGTGTAATAGCACCCCATGAAAACGCCAACAACAGTGTTGGTGGTGTTAGCGGGGTATGTAGCCAGAACACAGTAGCCCGCAGCCAGTGTCACCAAGTCACCAAAGAAAATACTGGTGCCGTAGTTGTACTGAATGGGGAGGTTACGTGTCGAGCCTGCGAACGCCTGTCCACCGATTAGGTTGACGGGCTTGTAGCCGTATGGGGCGTCAATGGTTGGATATGCCATTTATGACTCCTTAAAGTTAAGTACCTTTACCGAAGGTTACCTTGGTACGCTTCTCATTGAAGAGCGGCATACGGGGGTCACCCTCACGCATGAAGTTGTTATCCACGGACTGCATCTGCGAATCTGCCTGTTTCTGGTAGTACGCTTCGCGCTGTGCCATGAACTCGGCCGGGGCCTTACAGAGCAACAGCCCACCAATCTCGATGCCATCAGGAAAGCGACCGCTAGGGTTACTAAACATATGCATCTGTGGCTGGGACGCTGCCTTTACAGGCTCAAAGCCTTCACGGAACTTGGCTGAGATGTTCGTGGGGTCAGCGCTGTTAAGCGTGCTCACACGAATCCAACGGAAAATAAATCCTTCCTCGGGCACTGGATCAGGCAGCAATGCGGCGGGTGCCCAAGATTTTGGACGCTCTTGCGCTTCACGCTTTTCCAGACTACGTGGTTGTCTTACGATTCCAGTCATTTTCTTTACCTCATTCCTTCCGCAACCTTACGAGCATAGAGTTCCAAGGGAACCCCGAGCCGCTTGGCGATATTCACCTGCGATTGTGTCAGTACGACCTTACGGGCTGCAGTACTTCGCGTTGCCGGTGCAACTACATTTGATTGGCGACGAGGTTTCGCATCATTGCCAATCGCTTCAAAACTCTCTGGAAAACGTGTTTGCAGGTCTGTATCAATTTTTTCGTAGTACTCGTCGCTACCTACTGGCACGCCTTCGTTAACCAAATCCTCATGTACCCCGAGTGCATAGGCGGTCATCCGCTTGTTCTCTCCAAACCACGTATTCTTCGCAGTCCACGAGGTAAGTTTGCTGTCCAATTTGGGGGCAGCGGGGGTACGCTGTTGTATTTGTACCTCAGTTTCGTTCTGCTGTAAAGGGGTAGGCCGGAAATTTTCCAGCTTGTCCGCTTTAATCTTGGCGTTGGTCAGTTCTTCCTGCGCTGTCAGCATGGCATCGGAGTCAAAGGCGTCCGCCGCTTCCTTGTACTTGCGCTTGGCGTCGTCGAGTTCTTTAGCCACGACCTGTTTGGCCTGACCCAGCAGCGCTGTGTGTCCTTCAGACAAGGAGCCACGCAGCTTTTTATTTTCTTCCACGACCAAATGGGCAAGGCGCACGGCCTCTTCACGTTCGCGGTTGGCCGTCTCCTTAGCCCGGCGTTCTTCGTGGTAGCCCTTGGTGAAGTGCTTGATACGACTCTTGACGCTGTCGTCGTACTTGCTCATTTCCTCATCGGTCAACTCCTTTGGTGGGTCAGCCATAGGGCGGCGGTTGCGGTCTGCTTCCGGGGTATCGTCAACTATCTCAATCTCCGTTGACGCCGCTTCGGACTTTCCTTTGGCTTCGACTTCGTCGGGAAACTCAAATTCCGTTTTTTCAAGTTCAGGTTGTGCCATTTGCTACTCCTTATACACGGCTGATCCCGCGCGGGTCTTCGACTATGGCTTCGATGCTATCATCGTTGATAATGCGGAACTCGTTTCCGTGGATTTTCATGCGCGTGCCCGTGTTGGGACGAACAATGATGAAGTCACCTTCCTTGCAGGCGGGGCCTGAAGGGAAGCGCTTTTCGTCCTTAAATGCATCAGGGCCCAGCTTCACTACGAACAGCACAGGCGACAGCAGCTCTTCAAACTGCAGAGTCTTGTCGGCTTTTATAAGCCCGCTTTCGTACTCTTCATTGGCCTTCTGGAGCATGCACAGTAGGTGATACGTTGCCGGTTGGGGCAACTGCTTGGCTTTATTTTCCGTCTGGGTGTTAAGCAACCCGGACAGATCGACCGCCGCTACATCAAATTCAGTCCTCATCAGAACTTTCCTTTATCGAACGCAAGAGGTCGGATGCGACAAGTTGTGCGGCAGCAAGACCCCGAGCCTGCCCCACAACGTATTGGTACTCAGCAAAATCCTTACAGTTGCCCCGCATCAGGGCATCGGTAAGCAGCCCCTTCTTCTCTTCTAGCTTGGCAAGCATCAGTTCAAGGATTTTCTCGTCCATTATTTACCATCCTTTTTAGGTTTAGCCGTAGCGGGCTTTGGTATGTTTGCTGCCGTTTTGATAGCAAGTGCCTGCTTGACGCGGTGCGCCTCGCGGGTCTGCTCCATCTTGGCATCGTGTGCTGCCGCGCCGTGGCTGTGAGACTGCTGTGCCTGCTGTGCCTGCTGCATTAACTGCAGTGCATGCGCTTCCTGCGCCTGCCTCAACTCCTGCTCGTGGCGCTGTGCTGTCTGCTGTGATGTCTGCTGTGCCTGCTGCACAGCAGACATCTGCTGCTGTTGCTGTGCTTGCATCTCCTGCGCGTGGCGCTGGGCCACCATCTCGGGCGTCTCCTGCGGTGCGGGCTGGCCTTTGGACTCGGCAGCGATCTGTAGCTTGGCGCGCGCAATGGTGAGGTCGCCCGTGACCTTCTTGTCCTTGATTTCCAAGTCCTTGCCCTTGAGCGCCAACTCCTGCTGCTGCATCTGGATGATTGGGTCTTGGGCCTGCTGCTGGGCCTGCTGCTGGGCTTGCGCCTGTTTGTTCATCTGCAGTAGTTGCTGCGCAGCCTTAGCCACCAGCCCGGACAACTGTGCCTCAATCTGTGGGTCTAGTTCAGCATCTGGCTCTGGCAGCGACGCGCCCAACTGCTCTTCCACCTTCTGGCGGTACTGGAATGCCATATGCTCCGAGATGTGGGCCTGTATCGCGAACTGAATCTGCTGCGCCATCGGGTTCTGCCCCATCTGCGCGGCCACGGTCGGGTCTTGCAGCATGGCGTTGTGCACGGCGATGTGCGCGTCGTGGTTCTGTGCGATGAACGCCTTGGTCGGTTTGCCCGTTAGCAGTGACATGTTCTCACTGATAGGGTCGCGTGGTTTCTGTTCTTCATCCAGCGGCACTAGCTTGTCTGCGTTCTTGATTCCTAGCACCTCGATCATCTGGCGGTGCAGGTAGGGCAGGTTGTATATCTGAGGGGCCGACGTGGACAACTGCTGCACCGCTTGGTACTGCATGATGCGCTGACTCATGGTCGCACTGTTCGGGTCGGACACCGGGATGACATCTACCAAATCGTAGTCAGCCTGCTTGGCCTTGCGGTCGCCCTCGGATGGGTCGAAGCTGTACTCCTGCGGCGTGTAGTCGCGGATGATTCCCTTCAGGAGTTTGAACTCCTGCTTCATGGAGTAGTGCACACGCGCCTGCACGGCCGACATGGTTTTCAACTGGCGCTCAAGGATAGCCAGCGTAGTGCCTACTGGGGCGTTAGCCGAGGCGTCTCCCACCTGCATGTCCGCGATGGAACCAAGGCGACGCCCCTCATCCGTGATGCGCTCCAGCAACTGCAGCAGGACGCCGCTTGGCTCCTTGTACGGCAGCGGCAGGATATTGTCACGCAGGTTCCCGTTTGGGATGTCCACGTCGCGGAACTCGCCCGGAGCGATAGGGGTGTCATCCCCCTTGGTACGCATACCACGGGTCTTCATCCCGCCCGGCAGGTTTGATAGCGTTCCTGCGTCAACCAGTTGGCGGATGATGGATGTACCTGCACGCGCGTAGCCGCCAATCACATGGATGAGGCCCATCCCGTAGGCACCAAAGCCGGGGATATAGGTGTACTGCACGAAGTGCTGGCGTTTCTGGAAGGTGTCATCTTCGGGGTCCCAGTTGCGGCGCACCGCCACAACCTCGCCGGAGCCGCGCTCCAGTGTCACCACGTACGGCAGCGCCAGCCGGTCATCGTCATCTTCCGCCGGATCGAATGCGTCTCCACCCGGCAACTCCAGCATGACATGTATTTCTAGGAACTGGTAACGGTC